TTCGTCAATGCTGGCGAAAGCATGTATCAGATTCCTCTGTATAAAGGAGTCGAATACTTCTCAAATATTGATTCCTATACGAATTTCATCAAAGGCTGTGAGCGTATGGCGAGAATGAATGATCGTTACTCAAAATACATTTACTACCTAAAGAATGTCATTGGTCTGGATCATTGCCAAGTTCTTCCTGATGTGGAGCCTGATGTAGAGGGAAAGATTGAAATTGAGATGCACCATGGTCCAATCTTCACGCTCTTTGATTATTGTGAGATTATGACAGAATGGTTCATCCTCAATAATAAAAAGATCAGTACCTTTAGAATTGCTGATGAAGTGCTGAATGAGCATCAGCTAAACCACATTCAGGTTGTGATGCTTCTTGCTACAGTTCATGAGGAAGTTCATAACAGAAATATCTTCATCAACTATAATCAGGCATGGGGTGATCTAAATGCATTCATTGAGAAATATGGTATTGCAATGAGCGATCGCCTCAAGGAGAAACTTAATAAGTACATCGACCGTTCTATGATGTACGATAGTAACGACTTTGGTATTCTCCAGCTAAATGACACGGTAGTTAAACTAGCCGCTAAGAAAGGAGACTAATATGTCTATATATCTCACAATTGCAATTGCTATAATTGCATTTATTATCGGTACAGCTGTTGCATCTCGCATTGTCTATGTCCGATATAATTACAAGATCAATAAAGTTCTTGCAGACACTCAGAATCTTATCAATAAGATTCAGGATTCCACTCCTACTTTGGAGATTGATCAGAGAATCAAATGTACTCGAGAGTTACTGACTCTCATAGATGATACAGTAACTCTCGAGCTTGTAAATAATAAACGCTATGAAATTTTCCTTGATAAAAAAGGAAAAAATATGGATATTGATAAAGACATTGAAGAAATCTCTAAGGCTGTATTTAATTCAATCAAGCCTGAAATCTTCAGTGACAAGAATCTTGTCATGACGAAAGAATATCTGATGCGCTGCATCACAAAGAGAACTTTCGTTGCTGTCCTCACATATGTGGACAAAAATATGATGGATCAGCTGACTCAGAAAGAGCAAGCATAATCCATCATACATGTCAAGAACTCAAAGTAAATTCGTACTGGTAATGCCCAGTTTCCTCCACGTACTTCTTCTCAATTTGAGCGGGAGACGTGGAGATTTTATTCGGCATCATATCGTACCGATATTTAGCCTTCTCAAGTTCATCTCGGAACTTATAGGGATGGAAATCAATCGTATTCCATTTCTGTCTTACCTTGAAGCATTCCCTTTCATGATAGAAGAATTTCACATGCGGTGTGTAATACTCTGTCAGTTTAAGGAAGATGATCAGATCATCAATAAACTGATACTGTGAGACGTAAAGCTTACAGCAGAATCCATCCGACATGATATCGTCATGATTCTTATAGAAGTAATTGCTGATCCAATCCGGAATCAATCCATCTGGTTGACATACGCCATACATTTCGTTGTAAATAACTTCGAGCAAATGAATCCTCTCCTCAGTATATCAGAATATTGAGGAGAGGAATTATCACCTTAGAGAAGTTATAGTCGATGTTTAGATGAGCTGATTTCTCTGATCCTTCATATGGTATGAAAGTCTCATCATCGTACGTGACTTCTCCACCTTCATCAATCATTAGACTATTCTGGTTAAATTCTCGATAGTATCCAGGTTCTAACTGCTTTAGCTTATACGCTGTCGTAAAATCTGAAAGATATCGAAAAATATTGTGTTGCTTCCCTTCCTCGATATGTCTGAAAAGTTGTTTGAAAAATGTGAGCATGTAATCTTCGTGAAGATGTAGAGTCTCATCAGAGATTCCCTTCACGGAAAGTAGTTCTTTACTAGGCAAATATGAGCCTTTGTAGTAGAGCTCGAGTGGTGGTAGATAGAGATAAGAACTATAGACATTTTTCGGTCTGAATAGGCATGGGCCAAATTCATTTATCTTGCATTTCCGAAGGCAAAAGATTGCATCTTTTTTGATCGCAAGAATATCTTCATCTTGGATATTATTTGCTTCAAAAAATCTTCTACGAATATCAACGAATGCTTTCTTTAATCCTTCATTAAACTCTTTATTTTTTCTACACAGCTTACCAATCTTCACCACTCGTTTACTTCTTGGTAGAGCTGATATTTTTTCAATCTGATCCTGTGGTAAAAGATGGTATTCAGAGCACAGGCTAGTATTTGCGGATTTTAAGTCATACTCAATAATCGTCTTTCCAGTCAAGATGGAAACTCCTTTATTGAGATAATTATCTTTGAGGTATAGCTTACTATATTCTTCTGCCATTTTCACACAACCTCCTTTTAATTATTTTCCTGTCGATTTCACTATGAGAAGACAAAAAAGAGACAGCCAGTGGGCTTTCGCCCACCGAACTGTCTCACTAGGGAAATTATCTTCTGTTGTATTGTGCTTCTAGCAGTTCAAGAAGTTTACTAGCCATTTCTCCACGATTCATATCAGGATAATACTCGTCTCTGGCTTTCAATTCATTCTTCAACTGCTTTGCTGTACAACTTTGCACATACATTTTACGTCCTCGACGCGTCATCATACTACGCATCCTGTCTTCTTCCTTGGCATCCTTGATTACATCATCACAGAGAATCAGGATGTCAATGTCATTTTGAGTAAGAGCATCACCTCCTTTCATATGCCCGGTCTTCTTATAGTCGTAGATTTCAAATCCGAGGAATTCTTCTCTCACGAAATCACGAATGAGTTTCAAATGCCGATACTTCTTTTCAGACTCGGCACATACAAATACAATCGTAAGATCAGATTCATAGTGTGCCTTAATCAAGAGAGCAAGTGTCGGAAGCATTCTACGAAGAGAGTCCTTATACTTCCTTTCATATTCAGGATCTTTATAATCTTTATAGTCCAGAATCATTTCCATGTCCGGATAGAATCCAATCGACCCATCTATGATTTGCTCTCTAAACTTGCTGTTATTCGCGATCGTGCCGCGACGGACTCTTTGAGATGCCAATACGAAGTTGGTCTCAAAGATATCCTCGGCTTTTTCTTCTACGATATACTTTGTGATGAGCGTTTTACCACTCATAAAGTATATCAACGTTTCTCATCCTTTCTAGGAATCAACGGCGAGTAATGACGAAGTTCTCATCCTCATCATCGTCTTTCTGAGGAGTACGCAAGATGGCTGCTATACGCTTCTCCTCCTTCCGACGATCCGGGGAAAGGAAGTCGTCTTCATCGAATGCATCATCATCCTCGTCATCATCGTCCGACGAATTCTGCTTCGGCTCTTCCGCCTTATAATTCGGATCACCAAGCTGCTTATAACGTGCAATAATCCGATCAAGCTCTGCCGGATCATTAATGGGTGCAAGGATTTCGGCAACGTTCGTCAGAAGTTCACGCTTCTTTGCAGACTCATCAGAGACCCCAGTTGCTTCTGCAATCTCTTCATCGGTTGCAATCATATCCGGAGTCAGAGGCATTCCAGTTGCCATCGCAACGGACGGATCAATCCCTTCTCCAGACTCAACACGCTTTTTCTGCTCATCATAGATTGCATTCAAACGTGCTGCTTCTACATCGGTTTCTTCGTCAACTCCTTCAATCGGATCATCATCCTCAGGCTCATTGGCATCCATAATCAACTGGAAGATGGAGCCAATGAACTCGGGATCATTCCACTTGGTATCAACGAGATACTCAGAGATATCCTTATTCGCAGGAGTATTTCCAGCAGTCATCTCGGTATCCGGATCCAAATAGAACTTATGGAAGAATGCCTTCATTGCTCGAGCATTGTCTTCAGACTTGCATATTGCAGCAACCTGGGGCATCGTTGCATTGGTGAAACTGAAACTGGACTCTGCCATAACCGTCTCAAGATACTTCTTGAAGAACGTCTCACAGATACCATGCTCTGCAAGATAATTGAAAGCAATGGCAAAGTTGTCAAAGCTCTCATTGTCCGCATAATATCCCGCAATATAATTCGTACCAACCGGGAAGAACTTATACTGAGTATCATTGAACTCAATAATCGTTGCCATGGATGTTGCGAACTCATCACGAGACATAATGAAACTCGGACGGAAATGAATTGCGGAGTTCATGAACCAATCAAATGCTTCGATGGTATCCTTATGCCCAACGATCGTGTTTGCATTCGGATTCACCTTGAGATAATCCAGATTGATACACAACGCATTGACACCATCGCCAATCTTGACGACGTTATCAAACAACTGCTGAGAAACCGGATCGTCTTTGAAGAAGATATGGAGAGAATTGAACTGACTCTCAATCGGAATATTAAACTGAACGTCATGAGGCATCGGAGCTTTGATCTCTTCAAACACGAGAGGTGCAGGTTCCTTTGCCTTTGCACTCTCCAAAACCTCCGGAGGAATTGTCTCAGGCTCTTTCGGCTTCTCCTGCTTGACGGCATCATTCTGACCAAATCCAGAATCACTCCGAGCGGCATCGAGAACCTTCTTCAGATAGTCATCATGCTTTGCCGCTTCGTTCAAGTCAACCTTCTTCGGAGGTTCTTCCTCTTCATCCTCATCTTCGTCGTCATCGACTTCCGGAACAGGAGGAGTCAATTCCAAAGACTCGGATACTCCGTTATTGCCTTTCTTCAAGAAAGAATCCTCCGGATTATACTCGAAACCCATATTGGACGAAAGAGTCTTCATCCATTTCTCGAAGTCTTCATCGTCTGCTTCATCCGACTCACCGAATTTATCCTGGTCGATATGGACATCAGATTCTTCCTCGCTGTCATCATCTTCATCCGACTCATCATCAGAATCTTCGTCCTCATCATCGTCATCCTCATCGTCGTCATCATCAGAATCAGAATTATTTGCCCGAGCATACTCGAAGACACCAACGAATTTCCCGTTGTCCTTCTTCTCAGGCTCTTCTTCTTCCGTCATCTGACTCAGAATCAGATCATTATCAGACACATCAGAAGATTCTTCCTCTTCATCCTCAGAATCATTCAGAATCGGATAACACACGGGAAGCTGATTCAGGAGATCCTCAGTCGTAATCTTCGTCGGAACGTGCTTACCCTTGATAACGACAGTATCTCCTTTCTTGCATTTCTCTTTCTTAGCCTCTGCACGAACCTTGTTCATGTCAACAGGCTTACCGGTCTTCTTTTCAATTTCAGTTGCCATATCATCGAGAGCAATCAATGCATCGAGCGTCAAGGCAGCCTGCTCATCACGAGACCGACGCTGGGCCTTCAAAGTATAGCCCAGATAATGAATATCCTCTTTGACAGAGGGATCCGGATTGATAAATACCGGACGAACTTGGTTTGCAAAATCTACAAACCCATTTTTCTTTTTAGACATTTTCGATTTCACTCCTTTAATTATTTTAAGAGTTTTTACCTCTCTAGTATATTACATATAAATGACAAAAAGAAACAGCACTAACTTTCTAGCCGCGAGTTAGTGCTGTTTCTACTTATGCCATAGCGATCAACTGATCAAGATATGTCTTGGCTTCTTCCGAGGTCATATCTTTCTTCAGTTTCGGACCAGAGCAATCTTTTTCCAGCGTCTCTTTCTTGGACTTGCCACGATACTTCATCGCTTTCTTCTCACCAATCTCAACGAATTGAGTCGGAGCAGCCAGCTTATAAGCACCTTCAGCTTCCATGATGTTGCCGATCTCATTCTGCTCGTCTTCCTTCGAAATTCTTCTCCGGATCGCAGAAAAGCTATACTTCTCTTTACAGAATGGGCAAATCAGATTATTGTAATCCGGATCAAATTGAAGCTGAGCATGCTCATCGCACTTCGTACACTCAAACCCACGATAAGACAAGGAATAGATATATGCGAAATCGAGAATCACGATTTCTCCGTTTTCTCTCGTTCCCCAGTTCACGTAGTTATTGGACGAAACGCCGATATCGCCAACCAGATAATTCTGGCTGATTTCTCTCAGAATATCTCTCATCTGATCCTGACATGCCATATAGTCCGCCATGGAAAAGATCGTAACATATTCGAAGAATGCGATGAGTCCATCTTCCAAGCATTCATAGACCTTGACGACATACGGATACAGATTGTGAGCATACTTAAACTCACGACGATTGTCCATTCGACCAGCACTATCCAGCGCAATCTTTACGGCATATCCATCAATCAAAATGCCATAACGATTCGTGCCATTGCCAAGACGATCAAACGGAACGTGATACTCATTGAGAAGCTCAACGATCTTCGGAGTTTTCTCATTATTACTCACTCCATGAGCATCACTTACCTGACGAAGTTTCATCAGGAGTTCGACAGGGAAATACTGAAGAATGCGAGAACGCATCTTCATCTTAGTCCCCTGAAGTTCCACATTGGATACCATCTTTTGTCCTCCCATCAAAAGCTCGTGAAATCTTCCATGTATTTCCGATACTCATCCGCAGTATCGAACTCATCATCTTTCGTGATGCTGTCCATGGCTTCACGGGCTTTCTTTTCTTTCTTAGCCTTTTTCTTTTCCTTCTTCTTACGTTTCTTTTCAGCAGCCTCCTCTTTCTCGCTCTTCTTCACATCGACTTCAACGATGTCCTTACCCTTCTTACGGGCTTTCTTTCGTGCGTCGATTTCCTGAAGACGTCTAAGAAGTTCTTCTTCCTTCTTCTTATCACGTTCCTTTTCTTTATCTCTCTGACGCTCTTCATCCGTTCGAGTATCCATAAGCATACGAACGTTAAAGCCGCCGCTCTCCATAGCATCTTTGATCTTGATCTCATCACGACGCTCCGGAGAGACAGCTTTGTTGTTATAGATGACCGTAGTATGACGATACAGGAAATCATCCATTGCATCAATACGAGCATCCAGATCATCGAGAGACTCAATCGGTCCAGTGACATCCGGGATATCATCGTCATGGAAAATCTTACGCTTCTTATCGAGCTTCATGATCTTGTCGATATCAGAAGATGTGTCATAAGCATGATCGCCAAACTGAGACATGCTACCAACACGATTATTCTGACTCTTCTTTGCTTTCACAGCATCTTCAAATGCAGAAGAAGCTTCCTCACCAAAGACCTTCATGAACTTCTTATTCTCCTTCTTACTCAGGAAAACAACATCCACAAGATCATCCTCAGACCTGATATTCTCCATGATGCGATTCAGTTCGGGATTATCAGGAATATCATCCATATCAATATCGGGAACTGTACCAGTCAGTTCATCCATCATCTCACGAAGATCGAGAGACGGATTTTCGATATACTTCTGGATGAAATCCCAGTTAATCTTCTTGCGATCTTTACCAACGTATTTCGGGAAGTTCACACCAACGATATGAATCTTCTTATCAAGAACACGCTGTATGAACTCGTCAGGAGGATAAACGCCATTCGTATATGCCACGAGTTTCATACACACATAGCACTGACGACAAGCTCTGACATACTTGTCAATCTCACGATAACGACGCTTCGCCTTACGCAGTTTCGCAAATTCTGCATAATACTTCTGACGAGCAATCTTTGTGGCATCATCCAGATTATAGTCATCATTCTCACCATAATCGTGAACTGCCACGTGGCTATAAAGAGCAGCGTACTCATCATACTTTGCTCCCTTCGGAAGATTCACCTTAATTTCCTGGTGGGTATACCGACGAACAGAATTCCTCCTCGTCGTTCTGGATTCCTCTTCCATGATCTCTGTGGCATCTTCATCGGATGCCAACACAGGTCTCTTGGATTTGACGTTGAATACTAACGTATCCAATTCTTCATCCATTTGATTCACACTCCTTTGCTCAAATTATTCTGCCTGCTATTGATATAATATATAATCGAATTTATTCCTTGATTTCTTTCATCCGCTTGTCGATATTTGCAAGGCACATTGCCTGAAGCTTTGCAGGAGAGTAATGGAAGTTCTTTGCGTTGAGCTCTTCCTCACTCAAAACATCCTTGAGCTCCAAGTCATAGACCCTGCACATCTCTTCTGCGAGTTCCTTATCGAACTCATTCATTGCGATATGAAGGTCAAACCGGCCGTAACGCTTCACAGCCGGATCCAACTTGTCATAGTAGTTCGTGGTGGCAATGCAGATGGAAACCGGATACATCATACCATCCTTTGCCTTAAAGAAGAACGTAGGAGGATTATCAAGGAATGCGAGAACGTTTGCGGTTGCCATCGAATCTTCCTTGGTGCTCTTCTTGTCGTCACGGGACTTGCAAACACAGTCGATGTCGTCAATGGAATAGATGACAGGAACGAGCTCGCTGAACGGAGAACGAATGGTTGCTTTCGTC